CGGTTTTATACTGACCCTCTTACCTTGCTTCAATCTTGAATCGAGAATGGCCACGGCTGATTTTAAAAAATTAATACGCCTTGTAACACCTATGCCAAAAATTTCCTCCTTATCCGATGCCTTTAAATGGGCATCCATAAAAAATGTGCGCAGCGCTATGCCGGATAAAGGGGGGATAGATTTAAGGTTATCAAGGCTGATGTCTGGAGTGTGTGTATATTTTGCAATGGCCCTGTTTAGATTTTCATCTTCCATTTTTTTAGACTCCGGTAAAGAATCCCAGGTAAGGTATGATACATCTGCATCAGACCCTAATTCCAGTACCTTGCCTTGCTCTCCTTTTTTAGTAAATCCTTTCACATCTCCCTTTGCAAGTACAATAGGGCTGTCGAAATAATCATTGGTATCGGCATGATTGCTTACCTTCTTTTCTAACCGGTCAATAAGATTTTCTACATCCTGCCATTCAGGCGAAGGCTGGCTGTAATAAACTACAGGTATTTTTTTAAAGATATTTACAATGCCTGACCCTGAAACCTTTTCGTCACCTGTCTTCTGTATTTTAACCGGGGCCCAATCCCCCTGTCCTTCTTTTTGCAGGTAGTATATTTTATCGGCAGTGTAAACATCAAGCCTTTCAATATCTTTTTCCCTTCCATCTTCTTCATGTGTTTTAATAACATACCCTCTTCCAAAAGCAATCAAATCATTGAATTTGTCAAAAATTGGGTACAAAGCATCTCCCAATGACGGAGCCAGCAACCTTACCCTTAACTTATACTTTGATTTCATTGGCAAACCATCATAATAACCTTCCTCTGTTTCTACCGGGTACCACAATTCAGCACATTCAGTTTCACTCATTGTCATTTTTAGAATAGAACGGAAATTATACTCCATTTTATTATCGCTGTTGATTGCATTTATAATCGTGAGCATGTTTTTTTCTGCATCATTTTCAGCCGTACCATTCAACGCCGGTACACCCATAAAAGCGGCAGATAATTTTACTATGCGTTTTTGTTCAGGTATAGGTATCCTGGCAACCTGTACAATGGTATCTCCTTCCTGATCTTCCCCTTTCACTAATTTATCAGGCCGCTTGGCTTTATCCATTACATCATGGTTCTTTACTTCATATTTTTTAATAGACTCTTTATATGCATTTGTGCCGCAATAAGAATCCATGCAGCTTATCAGCTTTTGTATGTCGTTTCTTTCTATAAGAGAAATAATTACACTCAGTTCCATAAGTTTTTAGTTAATTGGTTTTTGTAAACATTGTATTGCCTTGTTGCATTTATCCATAAAATCAGCATCTCTTTTATATCTGAATTTCACTTCTGAAATTTGCCTTGACATTAAAGAAGATGGCTGCTGTAGTATGTCAGATAAAATCTTATTCAGCCTCCTTCGGTCGCCATAAAAGGATATAATAACACTGATAAAGATTTTTCTTATTTCGGTGAATCTTGATTTAAAAACGGGCCCTGTTAGTTCGCTATCTTTAATACCCATCATTTTGCAATACCTTTCAAACATAAACTGAATAGCCTCTTTCTGAATGCCTATATTTTCTTCCACCTGGTTAATTATTGATTGGGCTATATCAGGGTGCTTCGATACAACAACTCTGCCTATATTGGCTAAAATATTTTTTGAATAATTCATTACCTAAACCACCCCGCTTGTGAAGCAAGGTTATTTTTTCTTGATTTATATTTATTCCATTCTTCTTTTAAAAGCTCTATAATAAAGTAACGCTTAGCATCGCTGAAATGCCCGTGAGTTTCATACATCTTACCGGTTAATGTGTTTTTTTCCTTTGGCTTTAACATTGTCCCATCCGGCGCCTGCTTTACGGTTAAGTAATCTTCAATACTCACCTTGCATGAATCGCTTATAGTTATATTGTATCCATTTATGCCAACTTCGTATATCTCATTAATAAAGGCAGCACTCAGCGCTACTTCCGGGGCTGATTTTATGACCCTGTTTTGCATTTTAAACCTCGTTTTATTTAGCTCTTCAAAAAATTTATCATAAAAAGATTTACTATTTTCATCAACAGTAGATGCTTTCTTTGATGATGGGTCTCCATAAACGAATACAACATCATTGTGACCGACTCTAAAAAGCCAATCAATAAATTTTCTCGCCGCTTTAGGGGCGTTGTTGTCAGGGCTTTTACAAGGTATTTCGTGAACCTGCCGGATGTTTTTCCCAAACACCTGCCAGATGGACACGGTAACATACGGGTAACTATTATCATCAATAGATACATGAACGGGCCCATTTTCGTAAGCAATAGGCATCGCATGTTTGTCCGGCTCAAACTGTATCCAAAACTCACCGCCTGTTTTAAATATCCCTCTCTCTCCATTAGCGTAAACCCTGTAATTAATACTATTTCGCTGCCTATCCCTTTCAAAATCACGAATGGTTTCTGTGTCATAAAACCCACCCTTACCGGACGGGTGACCCACTACCCAAAAATTATCCCGATAGGTAACTTTTATATTAACCATGTTCCCAATGCTGTTTATTCGCTTAAACGCAAATTCATGGTTCAAAGAACTGTATTTACCCGGGCATCCTGGTATATCTAAAGGAAGGTCTGTCCATGTTTCTGTATCTATCCATTCTGTATATAACCACAGATTAGCGCTCACCGGGTTCCAGTCTGTTACAAATTTCTGGTTCGGCCTACCCCTTAGCCTTTTCCTCATCTGGTCCCAATGCTTTAGTAAAGTTTGGTTCCATTCGTTCACATACACAATATCAAAATCTTCAATTCCTTTAATATTCTCTTCGTTATCCAACCCTTTAAAAACTATTCTCACTCCGGTTTTCCTAAATATTATTTCATCCTGTTGGAATACAAAATAATTAGTAAGGTGCATTTTCTCAATTGCCGACCTGAAGGAAGCGTAAGTTGTATCTTCGATATGCACATGAAAGCGTCTGAATACTACTGCGTTCCTTTTTGCAGACAAACAATAAAAAACTATTCCCTGGCATATTGAAAATGTTTTTGACGCTGATGATCCTCCTTCTATGTGTATGAACCTTATGGACTGGTTGAATAACAGGTCCACCACATGCCAATACAGCGGGTTGAATATCCTTGGATTGAACCGTATCATTAATCATCATCTTCTTTTCCATATCCCAACAAAATATCTTTTCCATCTAAATCAGTAAAGCCATGCTCCTGCTTATCCCTCCAGTTATGCTTTTGCCTGTTTTTTAGCCAAAAGATTGCGGCAGTTGTATCAGGCGGGTAGTGCTTTCGTATCTTGGTTTTAACAATTCTCCCATTCACTACTTTAATATCAAAATCATCATGGCTATATCCTACAGCTCTTTGGTATAAAGAAGCCGATACTTCCGCATCGGCCATTTGTTTCCCTTCTTTAAGGGCTGTATTAAACTCAACATATAATTTTTTAAATTCATTCAATGTTTTTACACTCACATCAATAGCTTTAGCAATTTCTTCATCCTTGGCGCCGAGCAGGCACATCTGGTAGGCAATTTTGGAGAATTCCTTTTTGAATTTTGTCGGCCGGCCGCCGCCTTTATTCCCTTTAGCGTTTTTGTTTCCCATTGGAGCTGGCATGATACAAAAGTAATAATTATTATTACTTTTAAAAAAAATAAAATAGTAATGTAAACTACCCACCCACGCAAAGCGATGGGGTGGGCTTTAAATCTGAATTATGCAAAGCACAGCTATACATATCCGACTTTTCGCTGTTGTTTACGGAACAGCCCAGCGTAGCAATATTGAGCGATGCGTTAACATCGGAATCCATATTGTTTCCGCAGTTATTGCATTCAAATACCTTTCCTTTTCTATTGCCTATGTGGTGGCATTTACTGCAAGTTTTGCTTGTATATCTTGGATTAACAAAAACAACAGGCACACCATTAAGAATAGCTTTATAGGATATGTATTGACGCAATTGATTGAACGACCACTTGCCAACTCTTGTTCTAAACTTCTTGCCTTTTTTCAAAGAAGAAAAGCGAATACCTTTAAGGTCTTCCAAAGCAATCCCTTTATTTTCTTCTTTAGCAATTTGAACAATTTGTTTGGCAATCGTGTGGTTGATAATAGAAGCGGTGGTGCGTTCTCTGCCACTAAGCCTTTTCAAGAGTTTTTTACTTCCTCTTGTGCGTTTGCTTTGAACGGAGCTTCTTACTTTTTGTCTTTTTTCTCTATAATCTTGAAGTTTTTTAGAGTTAAATTCTTTCCCATTACTAAGGGTTGCAATCGAAACCAAACCAAAGTCCACACCTACAAAACTTTCCACATCCTCAACATCTTCTTCGGGTACGTCAACGTTTTGGAAAAGGTAAAACTTGCCTTTCTTGTAAACCAAATCCGCTTCCCCTTTGATATAAGGAATGTAATCAGGATTGTGGCAAACAAAGTCAATCTTTTGTCTACCGCCAATACACCACAGAGAAACGATATTATCAGGCTTATAAGTCATAATACGACTATCATAAGCAATACTACCAAGTGGTCTAAAAGTGCGTTTGGTTTTCTTATCCAACTTATAAGCATCAGCCACTTTAGCAATTTGCCTTATAAGCATTTGAGAAGAAAGGTTAAACGTAGCCTTATACGAATGGTAAACTTTGTGGTGCAACTTGAAATTATTGAAAACCTTCTCCTGCCAAGCTACCTCAGAAATAGCACCGCAAACAGTATTGGCTTCCTTCATCGTATCGAGAAGCAAGTTAGCCTGTTCGTCAGTAGGCAAAAGTTTTATTTTCAATGTCAACTTCATGGCACAAATATAC